GATGCTTTCTTTGATGGAACGGTTACCTCTGATGCATTTGCTGGGCCACTTACTGGTAATGTAACTGGTACAGCAGACGTTGCCACAGTCGCAACAACAGTCACTATTACAGACAATGAATCTACAGACGAAGACAATGCTATAATCTTTACTGCTGGTGGAGATATTGATGGTGGTAACTTAGGACTAGAATCTGATGGTACATTAACATATAATCCAAGTACTGGTACAGTAACTGCTACAGGATTTGCTGGTGCTTTGACAGGTAACGTAACAGGAAATGCATCTGGTACGGCAGCGACTGTTACAGGTGCAGCGCAAACAAATATTACTTCAGTAGGTACTCTTACCGCATTACAAGTAGATAATATTAATATTAATACTAATACAATCAGTACAACTGCTGGTACTGATTTGTTAATTACACCTGTTGCAGGCCAACAGATTGTACTTGATGGAACTATTGTCATTGATGCTGGTGTAGTTACTGGTGCGACAAGTATTACATCAACTGCATTTGTTGGTGATATAACTGGTGATGTTACAGGTACGGCTGATGTGGCAACAGTTGCTACTACAGTTACAATAACAGATAACGAAAGTACAAATGAAAATAACGCTATTATCTTTACTGCTGGTGGTGATGTTGACGGTGGTAATATTGGTCTTGAATCAGACGGCACATTAACATATAACCCAAGCACAGGTAAAATAACTGCAACTGGTTTTGTTGGTACATTAACAGGTAACGTAACTGGTAACTTGGCTGGTACAGTTTCTACTGCAACACAAAATTCAATAACAACTGCAACTGGTTTAGTATCAGTAGGTGCATTAGATTCTGGTTCTATTACATCTAACTTTGGAACTATTAATACTGGTGCATCTACAATTACTACAACAGGAGCTGTTGCAACTGGAGCATTAACTGCTGGCGGTATCTTAAAAACGGATGACGCAACAGATGCAACATCCACAACTGATGGTTCGTTGCAAACTGATGGTGGTTTATCAGTCGCAAAAGATGCAGTCCTTGGAAATGATGTTAAATTACTATCTGATGCTGCGGTTATAACAATGGGTGTAAACTCAGAGATTAATCTTACACACGTTCACGATACAGGAATAACAACAAACGGTACATTTACTGCAACTACACTTGCTGGTAGAAAAGTAATAACTACTAACTTTAATACGAGCTCTGCTGTGACTGCTTCTTTGACGGCAGCACAATCTGGTGCAACAGTATTAATTGATGGTACAGAAAATAATGTAATTAATTTGCCTGCCGCAGCTACAACAAATCCAGGCTTAGTTTATGACTTTATAGTTCTTACTGCAGTTGCAAGTGATAAAACTACAATCGTAAACATCGCTGGTTCAGGTGGTAACTTTGTTGGTGCATTAAGTTTAGCTGGTGGTACTGCAGCAAACGCAGTTTTAGATAACGCTGGTGATGCATTTACATTTGTTAATAGTACAGTGGTTGGATCAAGAGCAAGAATTACTTGCTTAACAGATGATGGTACGGATGGTGTTTGGCAAGTAGAATCTCTTGCATCTCCAATCGCTACAATCGCATAAATATAATGAGTAAGGAGAATATATAATGTTAGGTCAACAGTTTTACCATGAATCAATTCGTAATGTAATTGTAGCATTTGGAACAATGTTTAATAATGTTCAAATAATTCGTAAAAATAATAGTGGCGAAGTCGTTCAATCTATGAAAGTTCCATTAGCTTATGGGCCCAAACAAAAGTATTTAACTAGACTTGATCAAGACCCATCTGCAACAGGTGCTACAGCAATTACTCTACCAAGACTTGGTTTTGAAATTGGTAGTCTTACTTACGATCCTGTTCGTAAAATGAATCGTGTTCAAAGATTTAAAAAGGTAAAAGCTTCAGCTGGTGCCGGAATACCTTCTCAGAAACTTGATACTCAATTTATGCCAGTACCATATAATATGGATATTACATTATATGCAATGGCAAAAAATTCTGATGATGCACTACAGATAGTAGAACAAATTCTTCCTTATTTTCAACCAGACTATACTCTAACAATTAATGATATGTCAGATATGGGAATTAAAAAAGATGTTCCTATTATTTTAACAGACGTTGCATACGAAGATAGTTATCAGGGTGATTTTGAAACTAGACGAGCGATTATCTACACTATGTCATTTACTACAAAGTTCTTTCTATATGGCCCTGTTACCTCTAGTAAGGTTATTAAAACTGTGCAAGTTGATCAGTATGCAAACTTACCAGATGTTACTCCTACAAGAGAACAAAGATATACTGTTACACCCAAACCAGTAACTGCTGATGCAGATGATGATTTTGGATTTAATGAAACAACTTCTTTCTTTGAGGATGCAAAAATTTATGATCCAGTTAGTGGAACTGATAAGAGAAAATGACAAACACAGATAACATAATAAGTGAAACTCTTGGAATAATAAAATCAAAAGATAAGACTATATCAACTCCAAAAATAATTTCTCCAGTGGATAGTAATGAGGATGATATTGAAAATGATTATAAGTACCAAAGAGAAAATTTATATAATCTTATTGAACGTGGTCAAGATGCAATTGATGGTATTCTAGATTTAGCAAAAGAAGGTGAGCATCCTAGAGCGTATGAAGTTGCTCTTAATGGTATAAAACAAGTTGCAGATGTTACAGATAAACTAATTGATTTACAAGACAAGATGAAGAAACTTAAAGAAGTTCCAAATTCTGCGCCTAAAAATGTTACTAACGCACTATTTGTTGGTTCAACAGCAGAACTACAAAAGATGTTAAAGGATAAGTCTGATGGTTGAGGCTACCTATCTAGGTAATCCAAATCTTAAAAAAGCAAATGTACAACAAGAATGGACTAAAGAAGAACTTTTAGAATATTCTAAGTGCATGGATGATCCTTTATATTTTATTCAAAACTATGTAAAAATTGTTTCTCTAGATGAGGGTCTTGTTCCATTTAAAATGTATCCTTTTCAAAAAGAAATGGTTGGTACATTTCACAGTAATCGTTTTACTATTTGCAAACTACCAAGACAGTCTGGTAAGTCTACAGTAATGATATCTTATCTTCTACATTATGCACTATTTAATCCTAGTGTAAATATTGCTATCCTTGCTAACAAAGCAGCAACAGCTCGCGATTTATTAGGAAGACTACAACTTGCATATGAACACCTTCCAAATTGGTTACAACAGGGAGTTATGTCTTGGAATAAAGGGAGTCTGGAACTAGAAAATGGCTCTAAGATACTTGCTTCATCTACTTCTGCATCTGCTGTTCGTGGTGGTTCTTATAATATTATTTTTCTTGATGAGTTTGCATATGTTCCATCTAATGTAGCAGAACAATTCTTTAGTTCAGTTTATCCTACAATTTCATCAGGTAAGTCCACAAAAGTTATGATTGTATCTACACCTCATGGTATGAATATGTTCTATAAAATTTGGACAGAAGCTGAAGAACAAAGAAATAGTTACATACCAATTGAAGTTCATTGGAGTGAAGTTCCTGGCCGTGATGAAAAGTGGAAAAAGGAAACTATTGCAAATACAAGTGAACAACAATTTAATACAGAATTTGAGTGTGAATTTCTTGGTTCTATAGATACACTTATTTCTCCATCAAAACTTAGAACATTGACATATAAAACACCAATACAGTCAAATGCTGGACTCGATGTTTATGAACAACCAAAAGAGGGTAATACATACCTTTTGACTGCTGATGTGTCTAGGGGAACGTCTAATGACTACTCAGCGTACATTGTGTTTGATGTTTCTCAAGTTCCATATCGTATAGTAGCAAAGTATAGAGACAATGAAGTAAAACCTCTTTTATTTCCACAAAAAATATACCAAGTTGCTAGAGCATATAATCAGGCGTTTGTTTTAGTTGAAGTAAATGATATTGGTGAACAAGTAGCTAATGCTATGCAGTACGACATGGAATATGATAATATGATTATGGCATCTATGCGTGGTCGTGCTGGTCAAATATTAGGTGGTGGATTTTCTGGTGGTAAGGCTCAATTGGGTGTGAGAACAACTAAAGCAGTTAAGAAGATCGGTTGTTCTAATCTAAAACAAATGGTTGAAGATAATAAACTTATTATTGAAGACTATGATACAATTAATGAATTGTCAACCTTTATTGTAAAAGGTTCTTCATTTGAGGCAGATGCTGGATGTAATGATGATATGGTTGCATGTCTATTTATTTTTGGTTGGTGTACAGATCAAACTTACTTTAAAGAACTAACTAACAATAATATTAGAGAACAAATGTATAGAGAAAATCAAGATCAATTAGAACAAGACATGGCACCTTTTGGATTTGTTGTTAATGGTTTAGAGGATGAAAATATTGGTGGGATGATAGATGAATATGGCACAAGATGGAGTCCGATTGTTAGACATGATGGTTACACGAATTGGTAAGAAGGGGTCGTAAAGAAAGAATAGATTGGAGTGATATAGAAACTCCATGTATAAAAATATGTAAGATTATAAATAATATTTGTATAGGATGTTTAAGAACAGATAAAGAAATTAGTAATTGGGTAATTTACACACATGAAGAAAGAAAAAAAATAATTAAAGAAATTCAAGTAAATCGTTGTCAAGTTTTATCCAACAATTAGAACAAACCACTTTACATTCATTCATAAGTTTATGAATTTCTTTCCTACTATCATCATTTGTACCTACACGTTTTGCTTGTTTACGAATTTCTACATCGTGGGGGTAAAGTTTTAAACACACAGTTTCACTTTCACCACAATGAATACAAGATTCATCACCTAAGTGATTATTCAACCAAGCAACTCTCTTACGGTAGTTCCTACGAGCTACTTTTTTGATTGTTTCTTTATATTTGTCATAATGTTCATTTGTCATACTATTATTTATAAGTTTTGTAACATATAAAAGTGGGTTTTTAGAAACTTTATTTTTATAAATACTTGATAAGAAATGTGATAATTCAAGAACACGATTTTAGAAGGAGTAAAAAATCATGGCTTTTCTAGTCTCTCCTGGCGTTCAAGTTAATGAGATTGATTTAACGAATGTCGTAC